GCTTGGAGACAACTTAACTTGTTTCTTACCAGCTTTCCCTACAGACCTATTAGCCGAAGCTACCTTTTGTTGAGGTCTCGGTTTTACCGCTACGTCATCAAATTTGTCAGGATGTTTTACCCTAATTCTTTTATCTACTTCAGCAAAGTATTCATCTGAACCTTCAACATAACCTTCACTTACAAGCTCTCTATCAATAACTTGAGCACTGTTATACATATCTTCATCCTCTAAAAACCACATATTGTTATTAATCCAAGCTTCTGTAGTTGGATGGATGCCAGGTTGTTGTGGTTGAGCAGGTTGTTGAGGTTGTGCTTGAGCCTGTTCTTGTCGTGCTTGAATTGCTTGTAAATTTTGCGTCACATTATTTTCTTGTACAGCTATTTGCGAAAGCACTTCTTGGGCTTTTGCAACTTTATCAAAGTCAGAGCTTTCGTGTGCTTGTTTTAAGGCCTCTAAAGCTTGCGCTTTTTGTGCCGTCAATCTGTTTGCTGATTCTGAATATGTAGATTGTTGCAACGTTTGAGCTTGTTGTTGTAATACCTGGTTTTGCCTTTGCATTTCTTGTGCATACTTCGCTGCATAATCTTGACCACGTTCTGCTTCCCTTAATTTACGAGTTAACGTATTAATACGTTTCTGAACTTTGTCACTATAATCTGTAAGTTCTTCTTCTTGCGTTTCAGCAGGTGGTTCTAATTCTGCTTCTTCAACTGGCTCACTTTCAGTTGGTGCTGCTGGTTCTTCAGTTACCTCTTCATCAAGTTCAATAACTTCTCCCTCATCAACAACTGCTTCTTCTTGTACTTCTTTTTGTTTTATTGCTTCTTCCATATTGTTCCCTAAATTGCAAGAATGTCATTAGGATCAAGTATGGTGGCTATAACTTCATCGTCATTAATGATTCTACATTCAGATTCATCTCCGAGTTTGAAACGTGCTCCAGCATACCTGCCTATTAACACCCATTGTTTTTCCTGACACCAAGGCTTATCAAATCTTGATTTATCGCTATAGCAGTCAGGGCCCATCTTTACAACGTAACCAACAACCGTAGCTAGTCTTTCTCTATCTACGTGTGATTGCACTAACTGAATACCACCTTCTGTTACACCTTTTCCGGCATACGGTAGTATTAGCATGCGCCACCCAGTCGGTTGCGGCATACGTTCTAAAACTGATTTGTCTAATAATGTTGGATCAAGAACTCTAGCCTCTTGTGAAACATAAGGCAGTTCTTGCTTAGACTCTTGTTCTGTGGTTTCTTGTTTTTCTGATTGTGCTTTTTCGGCTTCGATTTCTTTGGCTATGTGATCAGGAACCTGTATCTTTGATGTCATCTTTAATTACCCTACCTAGCAGCTCTCTAAAAATATTTTCTGCGTCAGCCAGAGAACTGTAGCGCCCCCGCAGATATTCGTATTGCGCATGGTCTTTACACCCTGCGAGTAAAGTGTCCTTTACATCCTCCCTTCTAAGTTCTAGTTCTTTAAGATACTTTTTACTTAGCCAAGCTTCGGACATTAATAAACACCAGAAAACTTGCCACCAAATTCAGCTGCGCCCATACCTCTTGATTTACCTTTACCCATACCTGGTTTTGGTTTGGTATTGGTATCAAAAGTACCTGCGTTGCTTTTTAGGGGGACCGTACCTTTATTGCTGTAACCATTTTTATTGGTTAGAACTTTTGGTGTCTTCTGTTGATTTACTGTTGTACGTTTAATCATGCTGTTAATTATGTAGGGTTAAATTATTTTTTGCAACACTTATTGTCTATTTTGTAAATCTATATTTTTAAACAATCTTTGCTGATCGAGTCGTGCTCTTGCAGTATCGTCACGCATTTCTGCTATATCTTCACTAGCATTAATACGCTCACGATCTATTTGTGCACGTCTAGCAGAATCTTCAGCTTTTCTTTGTTCTTGTGCAATAAACTGTTGTTGATCAAGTGCTAACTCTTGACCTTTGAGTGCAAGTTCTTGTTTTCTAATAGCCACTAACGGATCTTCATCCTCTGGTGCTGATATTTTTGCGGTATATTCTGCAATTAATTCAGACATTATAGGTGCTGAATACTGTGCCAATATATTATTTGCTTCAACTACTAACTGCTGTTGTTGGGCAGGTGATACTTGATCGGCCTGCGCTTGTAATTGTTGGAACTGTTGTAACACTTCTGCTGGCATTTGTTGTTGTGCCAATACATCAGCTTTCATTTGTAAATGTTCCATAATGTGTGAGTGAATTAAAGCTTGTACCTGAGCGTTCATTTGAACGGGCGGAGTATTGAGCAGCGACATGTGGGTAGCAATATGGGCATCATGGTTTTGATTGGGGAACGCCTTGGCCACATTGCCTAACAGTAGCTGATTATTCTCAAACCCCGCCTCGACTGGTTGTGGCTCACCACTTGGAGGCGGTGTCAATATCTGATCGATATTGTCTACCCCGATAGCCGCATACATACGTTTATAAGATTCATAGATACCTGATGGACCGTGCACTTCTGGATTAGATTGCACTAGCTGCATCATTTCTTGCGCCATAGCGATTCTTTGTGATTGACTAAATATATCTGGATTGGAGACAGGGAATATATCAACTCTCTCATCAAAATCAGATAGTTTAACTTGATTATTACCGCCAGCTATAGCATAAGGATATTCAGGCGGTAAATACTCTTGAAATACATTTGCTAGTATTTGAAACTCTTTACGTTGTGAGTTGTGTAATCTTTTATGAATAGCAGATAATACTTTAGTAGATCGCTCTAATAATGCAAGTGTCGTACCTACAGGCGCATTTGGATTACCTTGACCTACATTTATCTCTGCAATAGAGGCAAATCTTTGACCTGAAGTTACTAAAATATTAAGTAAGCTTAAAAGTGTGCCACTAGGTTCTTTAAATGGTAATGGCTGGATAGATTCTCGTAACGACCCACCTGGAGCATCTACATCTCTAAACTCTCCTGGCTGGATTGGTGTATCCTCATCTCTAATTCTTATACCACGTGTTTTAAAACCAGCAGGTAAATTAGCTAAAGTACCAGCATCAATTAGTTGTCTTAATATCGAGGTTGATGCTTTAGATAAACCACCAATCATGTGCGTTAAACCAAAGCCATAGAATCCTAAACCGGGTAAAAACTTAAAATGCACAAAATATTCAATTTTTTGTCGCAGTGGATCATTTTCGGCATAATTACGGTAAATACTAAGAATATTGTTGTTATTACTGTCGATTGTAACGATATAGGGCAGTTTTACACCGGTCATATTACCTTGTGCGTCTACATCTTCAAAGCCATCTATCTCTAAATTACAGTGAACTTCGTATAACACAGATACTTCACCGGTATCATAGCCTGGCTCCATACCTGATAATTCATCTATTTCCTCTTCTACTTGACCATATTGAGCTGTATCTTCGCCATACGACACTTTTACCTTACGATAAAACCCCATAGCCTGCATTTTAGCCACTTCATTCTCTGGCATTTTAACGACATTCGTAATTCTGGGACAAGATTCTAGATCAGTAGTGAAATATGGCACTATCAAGTCTTCAGGAGCTATAAATTTAGATACTGCACGACCTAATGACTCATCATAATAGATTTTTTTGAAAGCTGAACCGGCTAATGGTAGATAAAATAGCATTTGGTCGAGTTCTTCATCATATTCTTCCATTACATGCACTATTTGATAGTTCATGAAGTCAGAAACACGTTGCGCTTGTTCTTCTAAAGCAGAATCATAAGCACCAACTACTTGAGTTTTGACGGGGCCGTTTGCAGGCAACAACTCTTTATAGGCTTGTGCTTGGAAATTAGTGACTGCTTCACCTAAAAGCGGATGTATGACTCCAGAAGCACCTTCAAAAGGTTCAGATCTTTCTTGATCAAACTTCATACCTAAATATTTTAGGCCATCCGTATAAGTTTTTTCCCAGTCCTCACGTGATGCTTTATCTTTTTCAATACCGTCACGTAATGAACTAGCTATTCTGCCGAGCTCGCTTTCACTTATTACTTCAGCAAGGTTACTGTCAAAACCTGTTTGCATAGGCTCCTCTTCACCTATTAAAACAGCACTCCCATCCTCTTGGATTTCAAAATCTTGTTCCCCGCTTTCCTCGATTGCCTCTAGGGCAACTGTCATATCCTCTGTCCCTTCAAGTTGAACTTCAGGCTGATTGTCTTGTCTTTCTATTGCCATTAATAATATACCCTTTTTACTGGAGGTCTATTGTCCTCTAAATAGTCATCGTTTAATGAGACTAACCCTCCTTCTCTAAAACGCATCAGCGCTTGAGTCATAGTATCACATAAATCATCATTTTTACCAAAAGGGAAGGCAGCACACTCCTCTATCATCTCATCTGCAAACTTACGCTCTGGTGCCCACACTAGACCAGACTCAAAAATAGGTGCTACTGAGTGCATCCTGGTAGACTTATCATGTCCTCTGGTAGGAGAATAATTAACTACCGGTATTCCTAATCTTCGCAGTTCATGAGTAAGTGGCGTACCGGAGGCTTTAGATTCAATAATAGTCATGTCAGGATCCCAGTATTTATATTCTTCGTATGCTATACGTTTGAGCTCAGGAAAATCCCAACGACCACGTTGACAATCAAGCAAAATAATTGAATCTGGTTCATCCGGTGTAGGTTGAAAAACACCCCAAGTAGATATAGCTGAGTAGTCAGCATTTTGTTTTTTAGAAAAAGCCGTATCATAACTTTGAATTATGTATTTAACTGGTGGTAACGATTCATTTTTCCAGGGCTGCCACCACTCTCGTTTGATAATTGAACCTTCTTCGGCGGTAGGAGTTTGCATCCACTGCGCATTCCACTTTTGCGTTGGTAGGGAGGCTTTTACTTTTTCTAATTCTGTCTTGTCCCAAAACTCTGGCCATAATGGATTACCTGATTCTTCAAAAATTGCGGGAAACTCTACAATATCCCACTGATCTGCTGTCGCTTCTTTCTGACCCTCTAATAAACGTGCCGTTAAATCTAACGCACTCCAACGAGTCATCACTAAAATAATAGCACCTTTTGGTTGTAAACGCTGTCGGGGTCCAGAGGTGTACCATTCCCAACAAGCATCCATAGCGGTTGGACTTAAAGCATCTTGTTCGGAGTGTGGATCATCTATTATTAGTAAGTCCGCACCACGACCTGTTATCGCACCACCTACACCAGCGGCAAAATATTCACCACCTTTATCCGTCTCCCAACGACCTGCTGATTTAGAATCAGCTTGCAGTTTTACATTCTCAAAGATACGTTTATATTCTTCGGTATCCATCATGTTTCTAACCTTACGACCAAAGCGAACAGCAAGTTCGCCGGTATGCGTAGTTTGCATAATCTTACGTTTAGGTTGTCGACCCATAATCCAGGCTGGAAAATAGGTAGAACAAAATTCAGACTTGGTGTGCCTTGGTGGCATATTAATGATCAACCTAGTGCACTTACCTTCTGCTACTTCTTGAAGTTTTTGGGCAAAGATTTTGTGATGGCGACCACAAATAAATTCTGGCCACATGTAATTTACAAACTCTAAAAAATCACCTTGGCAATCTTTTTGTTGTTGTAACAGTTGCAACCGTTCTTGCAACATAAGGGTTTCACGTATTTCAGAATCAGAGAGGTGCGAAAAATTTGGGTTGGTCATAAAATTTTTATGATTTATCGCTGTATATTAAATCTGTATCTTTTAACTTATTAGGGTTACCTTTTCTAATTTCAAATGTAAACCCTTTTTCAAAAAGAACTTTATTAGAATTAATAGATTTTATAGCTTCCTCTACATTATTAAATTTATTTCCTATAGCGTAGCTTTTGTAGGTATCTGGATAATAAATAAAATATGGTGCTTCTTTAGAAGTAACTGTTTTTTTAACCATTTTTTTTGTACCAGGCAAACCACCTTTTACTGTTATATAAGTAGGTTTTAAGTAATCAGATTCTTTTTTAAAAGAAGCAAAAAATTCTTTTTTACCTTTTGGCGTAAATTTATTCGCATCATATTTTTTAAAAGCGTCAGCACTTTTATCTTTAGTCATAAACATTTTACTCGCAGTTTTTGGTTGACTAAAAAGTTCCTTGTTTATGTAGTTGCCTAAACCAAAACCTCTATTTCTGTCAAACACCATTTGCAACTCAGTTCTAGTTTTCATCAGGCGTTGTAATTCTCGCTGCGCTGCTCTTTCTGCTGCTGGTCCATCATACGGTATATTTCTTAATTCTCTTTCGTAGTTATTTTGTTGACGTTTATATTTTTTAATTAGTTTATCGACACGTTTCATAATAGTGGCTGGTGCTTTAGCTTTGCCAGGCCCAAAAACCATAGCTGCTACCCCGCCGATACCCTGACCACGTAAGCCAAGGTTATCTACAATTTGTTGGGTGCTAGGATTGAGCATTTGATACAAAGGACCGCCAAATGCAGTACGCATTTCTGTAGGGCTTATAGGTTCTACTATTGACTCTGGGGGACTAACAGTTTGACTTGCTACTTTCCCGTTGCGCTACCACCAAAACGCATATTGAGACCGGCCATAGGTGGCACTTTGCTTTCTTGTAGATTAATAATTTGTTGTTGGAGACCGTCAATTTCATCTGCTATAGCCTGAGCACGTTCAAATTCGTTGTTACGTACCGCCATATTATATTCTTGCATTAGGTTGTTAATATCAGAGTTGATGGAGAATATCATCATATCTGGTGTCTTAGGTACGGGTGCAGGGGCTAGTGGGTCTGGCATACCGCCTTTAGCCATAGGCATACGTTGCTCACCTGCCATTAGTGCATCTATATCGACACCTAAGATTGCAGCAGCTTGGTCAAGCTCCTCTTCTGTTATACCGTATTGTGCTA